GGATGGTTCTCCCGATAGTAATCTTCAGACCGAGCAGCCGGATCAGCCGGTTCCGGACGCTGAACCCGTTCAGCCTGCCGAGCCTGCTGAGCCTGCCGCGGAGTAGCAGTAGTTTTATTTTAGAGAGTAGGTGGAATTAATGGAAATGAGTATTCTTACTAGTACAAAGAAAATTTTGGGTATTGCAGAAGACGTTACCGCATTTGATCTGGATATTATTACTCATATCAACTCCGTATTCTCTACTCTTACGCAACTTGGTGTCGGTCCGGCGGCTGGGTTTATGATTGAAGATGCAACCGCTACGTGGGACACTTTTATTTCCGACGATACGCAATTGAATTCGGTAAAGTCTTATGTATTCCTTCGTGTTAGGCTGCTCTTTGATCCTCCTGCAACGTCATATCTGATCAACGCATATGAAGATCAAATCAAAGAGTTGGAATGGCGTCTGAACACGCATCGAGAAGAAACCCAGTGGGTAGACCCAGATCCCGTTGTTGTGGATCCTTACGATCCTTACGCTTAAAAATAGGGGTTAGCAATGGGCTTATCTAATACCGCGGTCCCGATCTATTACGGTCGGTTCCGTGAAGCGGTTCTTCGCGGAGAGATTCCGGTAAACCGAGAAATCTCTATGGAGATGAATCGTATTGATTCGCTCATTGCTAACCCTAACATATATTATGACGATCAGGCGGTAGAGGGGTTTATTCGCTATTGTGAAGGCGAACTTACTCTAACCGACGGATCGGATCTACATCTTCTCGATTCATTTAAGCTTTGGGCTGAGCAGATCTTCGGATGGTATTACTTCGTAGAACGTAGTGTCTATATCCCATCGAAGGATAATCATGGCGGACACTATGAAAAACGGCTGATCAAAAAGCGGTTGATTCTCAAGCAGTACTTGATCGTTGCTCGCGGTGCAGCAAAATCGATGTATGCTTCGCTTATTCAGAGCTACTTTCTGAATGTCGACACATCGACTACCCATCAGGTTACCACCGCGCCGACGATGAAGCAAGCTGACGAAGTAATGTCTCCGTTCCGAACCGCTATCACGCGCGCGCGCGGGCCTTTGTTCAAGTTCTTGACCGAGGGTTCACTTCAGAATACAACTGGATCTCGAGCCGATCGAGTGAAGTTGGCTGCGACAAAGAAAGGTATCGAGAATTTCCTCACAGGATCTCTACTCGAAGTTCGACCGATGGCTATCAACAAACTACAGGGTCTTCGACCAAAGATCTCTACGGTTGACGAATGGCTATCAGGGGATCTTCGAGAGGACGTTGTCGGTGCTATCGAGCAGGGTGCATCTAAGCTCGAGGACTACTTGATCGTAGCCATCAGTTCGGAAGGAACTGTTCGCGCAGGTTCTGGAGATACCATTAAAATGGAGCTCATGGATATTCTCAAGGGAGAGTATCTGGCTCCGCACGTATCCATCTGGTATTACAAGCTCGATGATATTGAAGAAGTTGGCGACCCATCCATGTGGCTCAAAGCTAATCCTAATCTTGGAGCAACGGTCTCTTATGAAACCTATCAGCTCGACGTGGAAAGAGCAGAAAAAGCTCCTGCGTCTCGCAACGATATCTTGGCTAAACGTTTCGGCATACCTATGGAGGGCTATACCTATTTCTTTACTTATGAAGAAACCCTCCCTCATCGTGCACGCGAGTTTTGGCAGATGCCTTGCTCTTTGGGTGCGGACCTCTCTCAAGGTGATGACTTCTGTGCTTTCACGTTCTTGTTCCCTCTGGGTGGGGAAAAGTTCGGAGTAAAAACTCGGAGTTATATCACTGAACTAACGTTGATGAAACTTCCCGCTGCGATGCGACAAAAATATGAAGAGTTCATCAATGAGGCGAGCCTCCATGTGATGCCTGGAAATATTCTTGATATGATGGAGGTTTATGATGATCTAGATCAATTCATCATTACCTCCGAGTATGACGTTCGTACGTTGGGTTACGACCCGTACAATGCTAAAGAATTTGTAACGCGCTGGGAAGCAGAGAATGGTCCTTTTGGTATCGAAAAGGTAATTCAGGGAGCAAAAACAGAATCGGTTCCTTTGGGTGAGATCAAGATCCTGACAGGACAGAGACTTCTGATCTTTGATCAGGCTCTCATGTCCTTTGCTATGGGTAATGCGATCACCTTGGAAGATACCAACGGGAACAGGAAGCTGTTGAAAAAGCGACAGGACGAGAAAATCGATAATGTTGCAGCCTTGCTAGATGCTTGGGTCGCATATAAGGCCCATAAGGAGGCTTTCGGATGAGAAATCCAGTTGGGTGGTCTGAGATCGCTATGCTTGTTGTGGCGATCGTTCTGATCATCGCGCTGTTTCACGGCTGGGGCTAAAAATCACACGTAAAGTCAGAAAGGAGGTGAGATGTCGCGAGTTGGAACGGCGTTAAGACACGCATGGAACGTCTTCTCTAATCAGGAGCAGACCCGAAACAGAAATATCCCGTATACAGATTATTATGGCGGTGCCTCTTACGGTGGTCGAAGACCTGATCGTCAAAGGCTCATGATCCCCAACGAGCGCTCAATTATCTCCTCTATTTACACGCGTCTCAGTATCGATGTAGCTTCAGTCGATATGCGTCACGTGAGACTAGACGATCAGAACCGTTATGCAGAAGATATTGATAGTGGTCTTAATAACTGCCTCACTGTCGAGGCCAATATTGATCAGGCAGCTAGAGCCTTCCGTCAGGATATTGCTCTAACCCTCTTTGATAAGGGCGTTGCTGTACTCGTTCCAGTGGATACGTCGATCAGTCCTCTGGATTCGGGCGGATACGATATTATTACTCTTCGCGTCGGAGAGGTAGTCACCTGGTATCCGAATCACGTTCGGGTTAGCGTTTATAACGAGGCAATTGCGGATCGGCAGGAGATCACTCTACCGAAAAGCACCGTTGCTATTATCGAGAATCCTCTATATTCGGTGATGAACGAACCGAATTCGACTCTTCAGCGCCTCCTTCATAAACTTAACCTTTTGGACGCTATTGATGAGCAGTCTGCTTCGGGCAAGCTCGATCTCATCATCCAGCTTCCTTACGTGATCAAGTCAGAAGCTCGTAGACAGGCAGCCGAACAGCGTCGTGCGGATATTGAGTTTCAGCTCAAAGGCAGCCAATATGGTATTGCGTATACCGATGGAACCGAGAAGATCACTCAGCTGAATCGTCCGGCGGAAAATAATCTCATGACTCAGATCGAATTTCTGACCGAGATGCTTTACGGTCAGCTCGGTTTGACGGAAGAGGTTATGAATGGAACCGCCGATGAAAAAGCTATGCTGAATTATTGGAATCGTACAATCGAGCCGGTTCTTACGGCGATTGTCGAGTCTATGCGGCGTTCCTTCCTAACGAAAACTGCTCGAACGCAGAAGCAGAGCGTTATTTTCATTAGGGATCCGTTCAAGTTGGTTCCAATCGAGAATATTGCTGAAATTGCGGATAAATTTGCTCGTAACGAAATTATGTCGTCGAACGAGCTTAGGCAGGTTGTCGGCTTGAAACCGCATAAGGATCCGAATGCGGATAAATTGATGAACAGTAACATGCCTCAGCCAAATCCGACGCCAAACGACGTTAAGCCACAGAACACTCCCCCGATGGATACAGCCATTAAGGATCAAGTGGATAAATTCATTAAGGAGACTCTGTCAGGAACAGCTTCGTCTAATGGTAATAGTAATTAAAGGAGTATCGCATGGATAAAAAGGCTAAGCCCGATTTCAGCGGCTGGGCCACGAAAGCTGGTCTTAAGTGCTCGGATGGCCGGACCATTATGCCTGACGCATTCAAGCATCAGGATCAGGTGACTGTTCCACTGGTCTGGCAGCATAATCATGACTCGCCGGAGAATATCCTGGGTCATGCTGTACTCGAGCACCGTAAGGAGGGCGTTTATGCCTATGGCTTCTTCAATGAGACGCCGCAGGCTCAGAATGCCAAGCAGCTGGTTCAGCACGGCGATATCAAGTCGCTTTCTATCTACGCCAACGGGCTTGTCGAGAAGTCCAAGCAGGTCCTGCATGGCGTTATTCGTGAGCTGAGTCTCGTCCTTTCGGGGGCAAACCCCGGAGCCCTTATTGACAACGTTGTTCTTGCGCATGGCGATGGCGACATGGTCACGCTCGAGGACGAGGCAGTTATCTATACGGGTGAGGAGCTCAAGCACGGCGACGAATCGG